TTGTCATCATTATGAAGGTATAGAAGTTAATCCTATTGAATCCGCAGATGCAGACAATTGTATTATTCTATGTAAAGATTGTCATAATGATATACATAAAGCTGACAAATGCGGTATTAAACAGTATCAAAGGAAAGAATGTCAAAAAGAAAAGTAAGGAAAATATTAAATGGCAAATGCTGAAGTTCAACATAGATTTTCTGTAGTTATATCAGGTGGTAAAGATACATGTGTTTTGGATAATAATGACATCTCATTTGTTCGGCTGTTCGAGGACATATATTCTTATTGTAAAACAATTCATATTGTTACAAAAGATACTAAAGGATTACATGAAATGCTTCCTATTATAGGTAATGAAAAAGTCACAATTTCATATGAATCGTTAATAGGTCTTTCAGGATATTCTTCAAAAGAATTTACATTTAATATCTTAAAAGTTAATGCAAATAATTCAAATCAAAAAAATAGACATGTTATAGAAATATTTGGTATAGATAGTAATTATAAAAAATTACATTTTTGGAAGCACACAAGGTCATTTTCAGATGCATGTTATACATATATGGATATTTCACATTATATTCTTGAGGTTATGGCTGAAATAGAATTAGGTGAATTTGAAAATTGCCCAGAAACTATAAAATATTTTTATAATGGTCTTAAAACACCTATTCAATGTGTTAAATGGTTATCAAATAGATGTACAAGTGCAGCAACAGGTGTTCCCGGATATATATATTATTCAAATACAAAAGATTCTGGTACAGATTTATTTAATGTAATATCTCTTGAAACATTACTTGAACAAGGCCCAAGTATGCCACCTTTGGATTCATTATATATGGTTTATTCTCATAATGAATATAATATCAATAATATAAAAGGTTATTCTATCAATAGACCTGATAAACAAAATATGAGAAAATTGATAGGTGCATATATGTTATGTTGGGATATAGAAAGAAAAAAATATATCAAAGTAGATGTAAATTATATGGAAGCATTAACTAAATTTATGTGTCTTGGTTCAAAATCATTATTTGCCATAACAGATGATACAGATATTGGAGACTATAAACCTCATATCAATATAAATGAAAACAATGAAGAAATATTAAAAAATATTTATTATGCTGATTGGATTAAAAGATATTGTCTTCAACAAACAGTACAATGTACCCTTGAAGGACATGCAGATCGTTTTGCCGGTGGCATGATTGAGATCAAGTGGCCAAGTGCTTCTGATGAAATACAAATTGACGCTAATATGGTAGGATTATTTTTAGTAAAAAGTGTTACGCATCAATGGTCACCCGCATCTACTCCAGTATATCAACAAAAACTTGTACTAATTAAAAACGGCTATCATGAATCAGATCCAGGACTTGTTCCTGCAGCGAAAGTGAACGATGCATCGGTGCCGATGGGTGGTACATCAGGTGGATTGCCAGATATGGCATTTATTTAATTTACATTTTATATTGAAATATGTTATAATATATAATTGTATTATAATATATAATTAAAGGTATAAAAATGGCAAAAAGAAAAACAACTGAACAATTTATTATTGATGCTAAAAAAGTTCATGGTGATAAATATAATTATAAATTTGTACAGTATAAAAATAATTCAATAAAAATAAAAATTATATGTTCTATACATGGTATATTTGAACAAATACCAAGCAATCATTTAAGAGGACAAAATTGCCCTAAATGTAGCATTATACAATTATCAAATAAGAAAAGAAAAACAACTGAACAATTTATTATTGATGCTAAAAAAGTTCATGGTGATAAATATAATTATAAACTTGTTGATTATAAAAACAATAATACTAAAATTAAAATTATATGTCCTATACATGGGGTGTTTGAACAAAAACCAAATAATCATTTAAATGGAAACAATTGCCCTAAATGTAGAAATATATCAATATCAAATAAATTAAAAAAAACCACACAACAGTTTATTGAAGATGCTTATTGTAAGCATGGTGATAAGTATAACTATAAATTAGTTAATTATAAAGGATCAAATAAGAAAATAAAAATTATATGTCCTGTACATGGTATTTTTAAACAAACATCAAGTAATCATTTACAAGGATCTGGTTGCCCTAAATGTGTGATTATAAATAATAGAAAAACTATAGAACAATTTATTATTGATGCAAGAAAAGTACATGGTGATAAGTATAATTATTCTTTAGTACAATATAAAAATAGTAATACTAAAGTACAAATTATATGTCCTGTACATGGTATGTTTGAAAAAACACCAAATCATCATTTAAAAGGACAGGGATGTAAAAAATGCAATGGTAAATATAAAACAACACAACAATTTATAGAAAAAGCACAAGAAGTACATGGTGATAGATATGATTATTCTTTAGTACAATATGAAAATTTAAATATCAATATTAAAATTATATGTTCTAAACATGGTATATTTGAACAAATACCAAATAATCATTTACAAGGAAAAGGTTGTCTTAAATGTGGGCATAAATATGAAGGAATTATATATGCAAATAATAATATACCTTTATATGATACATATATAAAGCAATTAAGCCCTTACGGAATTGTTTGTAGAAGAAACAAAGAAGACAATAATATATTAGAAGTCAAATGTATGTATTGTGATTCATGGTATATTCCTACATTGAAATCAGTAACACACAAAATACAATGTATAAATGGCAAACAATCAGGAGAATCTAATTTATATTGTTCCAATGAATGTAAACAAGCATGTCCAACATATAGACAAGTTTTATATCCTAAAGGGTATAATAAAGGTAAGACCAATACATCAAGAGAAGTGCAACCTGCATTAAGGAAACTTGTTTTAAAAAGGGATAATTATACATGTCAAAAGTGCAGTGCAATTAATGTTGAATTACATTGCCATCATTATGAAGGTATAGAAATAAATCCTATAGAATCTGCTGACGCAGACAATTGTATTACTCTATGCAAAACCTGTCATAATGAAATACATAAAGCTGATAAATGTGGCATTAAACAATATCAAAGAAAAGAATGCAAAGAAGGAATCAAGGAAAGTAATGAAATATAAAAAATGGCAAAAAGAAAGACAACTCAACAGTTTATAGAAGATGCCTATTGTATTCATGGTGATAAATATAATTATAAACTTGTTGAGTATAAAAGATCATGTGATAAAATAAAAATTATATGCCCTGTACATGGTGTCTTTGAACAAAAACCAAGAGTTCATTTACAAGGATCTGGTTGTCATAAATGTTCAGATATATCAATATCAAATAAATTAAGAAAAACAACTCAACAGTTTATAGAAGATGCTAAAAAAATACATGGTAATAAATATGATTATTCTTTAGTACAATATAAAAATAATAGAGATAAAATAAAGATTATATGTCCTGTACATGGTATATTTGAACAAATACCAAGAAATCATGTCCATTTAAAAAGAGGTTGTTATAAATGTGCTGGTAATATTAAAAACTCTACACAAGAATTTATAGAAAAGGCACAAGAAATACATGGTGATAAATATGATTATTCTTTAGTACAATATAAAAATAATAACATCAAAGTACAAATTATATGTCCTGTACATGGTATATTTGAACAAATACCAAGAAATCATACAAGTCTTAGACAAGGATGTCCTAAATGTGCAGGTAAATATGAAGAAAAATATACAAGCAACAATATACCTGTATATGATAAATACACAAAGCAATTAGAACCATATGGAATTACTTGTAAAAGAAATAAAGAAGATTCAAATGTATTAGAAGTTAAATGTACATATTGTGATTCATGGTATATACCTACATTAAGTTCTGTAAAAAGTAAAATAAAATGTATAAACGGTAAAGGATCAGGAGAATGTAATCTTTATTGTTCTATTGAATGTAAGCAAGCATGCCCTACATATAGACAAGTTTTATATCCTAAAGGGTATAAGACCAATACATCAAGAGAAGTACAACCTGCATTAAGGAAACTTGTTTTAAAGAGGGATAATTATACCTGTCAAAGATGTAGTACAACTGATACAATATTACATTGTCATCATTATGAAGGTATAGAAGTTAATCCTATTGAATCCGCAGATGCAGATAATTGTATAACTTTATGTAAAGCTTGTCATAATGAAATACATAAAGCTGATAAATGTGGCATTAAACAATATCAAAGAAAAGAATGTCAAAAAGAAAAGTAAGGAAATATAAAAAATGCCAATAAAAAATAGTATATACGATTTTGAAACAGAAACAGATAAATTTTATGGTATTTATCGAGGTGTTGTGGAATGCAGATTTGATCCAGAACGATTATGCAGATGTCGTGTTAGAGTTTGGGGTGTTCATGATGAATTAAAGGATAAAACAGATAAACGTGGAATTCCAACTAAAGAATTGCCATGGGCTGAACCTGCTTATGGATTGTATCAAGGATCTGTTTCTGGAAACGGAATTTGGACAGTACCGTTACACGGCTCTTATGTCTGGGTATTTTTTGAGAATGGAAATTGGATGCAACCACGTTATTTTGCTACTATTCCTGGCAATCCAATTGAACCTGCAAATCCTGCAGAAGGTTTTAATGATCCAATGGCTGAATTTCCGAGAGCAGATTGGATTGAAGAACCAGATACTCACCGTTTAATGAAACGAGATAAACTTGGAGAAACTACATTACTTGAAGTAAAACTTCCTAAACAAGATATAGGTGTTATGATTGCTTTTGCTGGTACTTGGGATGAATACCCACCAATGTATCAGGCACAATATCCATTTAATACAGTTATGTATAGTCATTCTGGAATATATACTGAAATAGATGATACGGAAGCTAATCGTCGTTATCATATTTATCATCCTTCAAATTCATACATCGAGATTGGTGAAATTGGTCAGATGACCATTAGAAATGCTGAAAAGCGATGGGATATTTGTGATGATATGAAATTCGAACATGTTATGAATGATTATCATAGGAAGATTGATACTAATAGAACTTCATTAGTTATGTTAGATCAATGGGATGAGATATATTTAAATAGATATTCTAAAATACATATCAATGATAGGAAAGATGTATTAGTTGATATGATATATCATATATATGATAATGAGGTAATATATACTGATAATAAAAGAAAATTATATGTAGGTGATAATAGTGTTGATTGGGTTAGTGGAAGTAAAGATAGATTTGTTGGTGAAAGTGATAATGAAATGATTATTGGTAATGAAAATTCATTTACAATATCAAATAAAACATATATAGTTGGTTTTGACTGGGAAGATTTTAGTGTTGGAAAAAGAAAAATAGAAAGTATTGATACTATACATTTACAATCAGATACAGAAATAATTCTTGAGGCTCCAACTATTACTTTTAAAGCTGGTACTTTTAATGATTTTGCAGCAATAACTAATATTGCTGATGTTCTTACATGGGGTGGTATTGCTAATGGATGTGCTAAATGGGCGATAGATGCTGATACAGCTGTTACAGCAGAACCAAGTGAAGCAGGGCCAGGTAGTGCAGTAGCTGCTGTTTCTTCTGTTGCACCAGCACCACCGATTCCACCATTACCACCAATTATAATAAAACCACCAGAGCCAGATCCTATTCCACCGCCACCTGTACCACCATTACCACCGGTGCTTGATTATTCAGATATACCACCAGAGCCAGATCCTTGTCCGCCTATGGAATGTGAAGAAAAAGGAAGTGTAATTGTATAATGTTTATATTTTATTATAAGTATATAATAAAAGGAGTTCATTTTAATGTGGAAAGATTTAGATATAAATTTTGAAAAGAAGGTTGATGGTGATATTAATGATATGGAAGAAAATGATGCCATTCAAAATTCTTTGATTAATATTTGGAAAACATTACAAGGTTCACGCAGAATGTTATGGCCTTTTGCCAGTCCATCATGGGGTATTTTATTTGAACAAATTGATCAAATAACTGCACAAAGATTAGGTGAATTATTATTACAATCTATAAAAATGTGGGAAGATAGAATAAAAGTTGAAAATTTGCATGTTACTGCTAAACCAGATTCTAATATGTATGTTGTTCAATTAACATATAAAGTAATATCAGAAGGGGATACATCTTATGTTTTTACAGATGTAATTAGAGCTGTATAAAACATAAAAATTATAAAGGATAATAGAATGTCAAAAGATAAAAATTATAATGAACTAATTCCAGAATATTTAGAATCTGATTTTGCTACTGCATTAGCTAAAAATGTAGAATTATTAAAACAATCAGAAACATTTCGTGATTATAATTATCATGGTGCTAATATGACCATGATATTAGAGTTATTAGCATATGTATCAGATTTTAATTCATTTCATACAAATATGGTAGCTAAAAATGTTTATATGGAATCAGCAAATGTATATGAAACTGTACATTCTCTTGCTTTACAAAAAGGATATTATCCAAGAGGTATAATATCATCTTATGTATCTATAGATACTATATTAAGTTGTTCTTCAATAGATGATAATACAGGAATAACAACCACTTATATTTCTGATGGTGATCAAATAATGATAGCACCATGGCAAACAATAGATATAGGTCAATCAACTATAGATAATGCGTCAATTTCATATAATACAACAGATGAATATATTTTTAATATATCAACAGATGATACTCCTATAGTAAGTGGAAGTAATGGTATTACTGTTTCATTTGATTTTTATATGAAAGAAGGTACTATAGAAACTTTATCATATACATATAAAGATATGATAGATAATGAAATATTTTTACCATTTCATAATTATGATAATGGTACATTTCCATATATAGTTCCATCTATAGAAGTAAGAGTTAATAATGAACAATGGGTTCGTGTTAGTGATTTTTATAGTGAAATGTCAGGATTAAAAGAAGATTTTGATAATGTCTTTATGTTTGTCTATGACAAATATAAAAGATATGTTTTAAGATTTGATTCAGCAAGAAAAGTTCCTAAATCAACTGATGAAATAACAGTTACTTTGTTAAATTCAAATGGTGAAAATGGTGTTATAGGTAAAAACATAATAGATAATCCTACAAATATTAATAATTTTATTATATATAATATAACAAAAGATATAAGAATACCAACAGAACAAATACTTCAATTTACAAATGATGAATCTTCTATACTTGGATCTGATTATGAAAATATTGAAGATATAAAAGTATCTTCAAGAAGCAATGTTCATTCTCAGTATAGAAATGTTACTTCAAAGGATTATACATATCATCTTGAAGCAAGAAGTAATGTAGCTAAAGGATATGCGTGGGGGGAACAAGAAATAGATCCAGGAAATGTTCTTGAATATAATAAAGTATATATATCTGTAGTACCACCAAAAGGATATGAGGCTTTATTTATTCCGGGTACTATAAATACGTCAATTGTAACATGGACAGAAAATAATGATGCATCTTTATCACATGATATAGAAATACCTATTTCATATAATATTGATTTTAGAGATAATTTATTACAATATCTTGAACCAAGAAAAATGTTAAATGCTTATGAAGTTCCAGTATTACCTAATTTGGTATATTTTAGATTTGATATTGGAATAAGAATAAAAAGAACATATAATTATACAGATGTTCGTGATGATGTAAAGAATAAATTAAATTATTTTTTTAATAGGGTATTCAGAAATTATCATGAAGAAATATCATTTATGGATATTCATAATTTTATACTTGATCAAAGTATTATATCAGATACTGATGAATTTAAAAATATAAAGGGTGTTGATAATTTAGTATTAAGAGAATTATCAACATATACACATGAATTATCATGTAGTAATAAACAATATATTTATGAACCTAATACTGATAATTTATATCCTATGTATGAACATGATTCATATGATTTATATATAGATAATAAATTAAGAACTATTGAACTTGGATATGATCAATATCCTATGGTTGTTATTGAAATGTGTAGATTTTACACAGAGATATAAGGTATAATATGCAAGGTAAGTTTAGTGATTCACCATATTTTATGATAAGTGATTTTTTTGATGAAATCAAAAAAACCAAACATATAGATTTGCCTATTTTATCATATAAATGGGATGTTTTATTTGTTAGTACATTTGTTGATAATACAAGTGCATCATATATTGATGGATTTTGGACTTTTGATGATGATACAGGTGATGATGTTGTCTTTACAAATTTTGAAATAAATGTGTTTAATATAGATTATTCTTATAATCCTAATGAAATAAGAACAGATAATTCATATATTGTATCTCCATTTGTTAATATTAATGCTAATGGTAATGGTATTGTTCATTTCTATGTAAAAGAACCTAATGTTGGATATATACCAATATATGTTAAATATTTATCAACAGAAGATGATAGATTCAATTTTACTGCACATGATGCAGGTCATTCTATAAAGCCAGGTGATACAATAGTTGCATCATTATCAGGCACATATTATGAATTTGATGAATATAATACATCATTAAATGCTGGTTTTAATGGAGCTTTTAATAATAATAGAGAAACATATTGGCGTAAAGATTCTTTATTTCATGATTGGCTTAAAACAATGGCCCATGATTATTATGAAGATAAATGGGGTATAGATATAGATATAAGAAATTATATTGATTATGATAATATATTCTTGTTATTTCATAGAATATTTAAAGATGATAATGATTACGATTGTCGTATTATATTTTATGGTATGAAAAATTTCATAATGAATGCTGTTCCAGAACATCAGAGAACCATTAAATTTAAAGAATTTATGGATATATTCTTTGATGAATTATATCAAGAAGAATATAATCAATTAAAAGATGTATGGGATCTTATAGATGCTATGAATACATCTATTGAATATCTTGGATATTTATCTAAATTTTATGATATGTTTGATGTTGAGATATTTAATATTCCTGAATTACAAAAAAGAGAATTTGTAAGAGATATGATATGGATTCTTAAAAGAAAAGGAACATATACAGATTTCTTTATTTTATGGCGTATATTAACAAATACAAAAAATAGATTAAATTTATATGAAAGATGGCATATAAAAGATGTTGCATCTTGGCCTAATTGGCCAAGTAGTATAAATCCTGCTGATATAAATACATGGCCTAATTATCCATATTATAGTAATACAAATCAAACAACAAATGTCCCTGCTGATGAATGGTATGATGTTATATATACTACAAAACCTGAATATCATCAACCACCTATATCAGGTGGTGCTGGTTTAATGTATTATACACAAAATACTTATCCTTGTACTGTTGATAATTATGATACTTGTGGTAAATTATTAAGCACTCATTATATAGTTGAAATAGATTTAAGTACAGAATCACTTGATAATGATAAAGTATTATCTAAAGAAACATGGGAAAATATAAGTTCATATTGGGAATATTTAAGACCTGTTAATAGAGTTTCACATTATAGAATAGTATTAGCACCTAAAACTAATTTTTCTAATAAATTTGTTTCTTTATATGAAGGTGTTGCCGGAAAAACCGCTTTTGTATTAAGTAAAAATGAATATTATTATAGTTTAGTTGTTGGGGGTTATATTCATAAACAAAATACAATATCTAATGAATGGATAATACATCATAATCTTGGAGGTCATTTACATATTCAAACTTTTGATGATATTTTTAATGAAATAATACCATCAAGTATAATTTTTGACTCAACAAGTGTATGTCGTGTATTGTTTAATGAACCTATAACAGGTTTTGCATTATTAAAAATAGCTGATGAATCAAAAACACAGCAACCCATAAATAATTTATGGGATATTACAAATAATCTCAACAATCAAAAATTGATTATCAATTTTAATGAAGATGATGAAAAAGAATATGAAGGTGATTTAGAATTAGTTAGTAATATTAGTTCATTAGCTAATTTTTCTACAGGAACAACTATAACAAGAAGAGATGTATTATCAGAAGGTAATGTTGTATTTTTTCAAAACACACCTGCAACAGAATGGAATGTAGTTCATAATCTTGGTACAAATGGTGTAATAGCAAATGTATATGATACAAATAATAAAAGAATAAATCCATCAGAATTTATATTAGGTGATCCAGATGTCATGAAATTAGAATTTGATCATCCTCAAGATGGATATATAGTATTATTAAGGATAGGCAATTTTAATCTTGATAATTTTAATTTTGGTAATGTTACTATAAAATTATTTAGATATATAGGTGATATGGATAATGGTGAACAACCTGTATATGAATCCAATGCTGATTATATTATAGAAAGACCAGAAGCATATTATATACAAAGAATAGTACCACAAGAAGAATCATTTATTTTTAATGAAATAGCTATTTATCATGAAAATGGTAATTTATTATTTTATACAAAATGTTCTGATACATATAATCCACCTGATGTTATGTTTACATTACATTATCATATAGAAAAAACAACATAAAATAAAAAGAGGAAATAATAATGGCAAGATATCATTTTTGGGGTTTCATTGTTAATGAAGCAGGAGAACCAATAGAAAATGCTGATATAACAGTAAAATTGGCTGGTTCTGATACATTAGCATGTATTTATTTAGATGAATATAGTTCTTATAATACATGTTCTGATACTAATTTTACAGGTGGCCCACAAATACAAACACTTGAAAATGGGTATTATGAATTTTGGATTGGTGATATAACAGAAACACATGGATATAGACATGATCAAAAATTTAAAATTGACTGGAAAAGAATTGGTGTTACTCATGGTATGATAGATTATGTAAATATTTTACCTATGTCAGAACCTGCATTTCCAGCAAATTTATCATCATGTGCAAGTGCAAGTTCAAGTGGTGCTATATCAACAGAATTAAATAAACTTGTATCTGATGCATTAGTGTGTAAATGGAATAGTCATGAAGCAAGTAGGGTTGAATTATCTAATCCTCATGGTCTTGAATATGTTGATGTTACACAAACAGATAATATAAGAAATAAAATAATATCAAATGATTTAGGATGGGAATGGTCACAACATGTAGAAAGCACTATACAAAATTATAATGTATCTGCAGGCCCACCTCATGGATTACAAGAAGTTGATCTTAATAGTGTAGATCCATTAAGAAATAAAGTGTTATCTAATAAAGATATGCATGAATTATATATCAATATGATGAGATCTTATGAAATTCTTATAACAGAAAATGATTGGATCAATACAGGAAACAATATTGATTGGTATTATAATATAAATCATAATTTAGATACATATTATCCTCATGTTACTTGTTATAATAATGCTACGCATGAAATAGAAAAAATGACAACAGTAACATATATTGATAGAGATAATATTAGGATAACAGTAAATTCAGATAATCAACCATTACATCCAAATATCCAAATATGGACTAAAATATCAGGTTAATATTATGCGTTTATATGATTATATGAAATTATCATCAGATACAGAAGAAGTATCCACATTTAAATCATTAAAAATAGATATTATAAAAAATGATGATTATATTAATGTAGTTGATAAATTAAGTGAAAAATATAATTATATTAAAAAATCAATAGATATGGTTAATAACATAAATAATGATTTAAAAAGATATTATAAAGGTTCATATAAATATGGATTTTGTTTAGAATCTATAAAGAATATTGATGATGTTATATTAAAAAAGAAACAAATAGAAAAGATGTATAAAAAATATAACAATATTAATAATGAATTTGAAGATATTAAAAGAAAATTTGAAAATGATTTACATAAAATATAATAAATAGTATAATAAAGATATGAAAAATTCAAAAAAGAAAAAGAATACTGCACATTATTATGTAAATAATAAAGATATATTAGAGGAATTTAAACAATATAAAAATACTGGTATAATTTCTGAAAATTTAGGAAAAATGTTTATTGATATAGCATCTAATATGTCTAATAGATGGAATTTTATAGGTTATACATGGAAACAAGATATGATAAATGAAGCAGTATTAACATGTGTCAAGTATAGTAAAAATTTCAATCCTGAAAAAAGCAATAATCCTTATGGATATGTATCAAGAATATGTTATAATTCTTTTAAAGAGTATATAAAGAAACAGAAAAGACATGGTGATATAAAAGAAACACTTTATAACAATAAAGATATGGTAAATAATGATTTGTTTTATAGTTATAAATCAATAGATTATACATCATTATTAGATATAGAAGAGGATCATAAATAATGAGAATTTTAGGAGCAGATAGCTTTACAGGAAGAGAAACATCAATAAATAAAATACCTAAATCATATGTTAGACATGGTGATTTATGTGTATTAAAAGATTCAGGAAATACAGATAATATATTTTGGTATAAATATGATTCTAATAACGGATCAAATAATAATATACCTAATATAGTTATACCTTTAGATAATGTAGATCCTTTGCATGATGATGGGGGGAGATGGGTTTTATGTAATGCTTTTATTAATACATTATATTCTAATGAAATCAAAACTAATACAATATCATCAGGCACAAGTGGTTTAAATATAGATATAAATAATGTATTAACTATTACACCATCAGGAGCTAAATTTTATGATCCTTTAATAATTGATACAGATATTGTAGGGCCTATTACAGAACCACCATTTATAATTAATTCAAATAAAAAGGTGGATAATTTAAATGCTGATTTGCTTGACGACCATGATTCTTCTGAATTTGTTATTAAGGAATATGGTACAACATCATTACCTTATGATATTCCTTCTGGTTCTGTTTCTCCAAGTGCAGGTGATAGATGGGTTTATATATCTTTTAATAATAAACCAGCAAATACTGATTATGTTGTATTAACAACAATAACTAATACTGTTGATCCAAGTGCATCTATATATGCAACAACAATTACAGAAAAAACAACAGGTGGTTTTAAAGCAATGTTTTCAGGACAAATGGATTCTCATAATTACAAACTTGAATATATGGCAATTGGTGATTTCTAAATAATAGGTGATAGTATGATAACATCTTATGATGTTTATAAATTGTATAGACAGTTAAAGTCCAATAATCCAAAAATACCAAGTGAAAATGTATATAGAAAACGGTTATCATTAAAATCATTATTGAATATAGATAGATTATCACAATACTTTAATACAATATATTCAAATGTAAATCCTGAATTATATTTAAAATACGGATTTTCATTATGGAAAACATTCAACTATGCAAAATTCCTTGATAATCGTATATTAGAAAAATATCAACAACAAGATAAAATAATAAAACGATCAATAAAAGTTTCAAAAGATGATATTGATACTTCTTTTAATTATATTAATATACCTTTATATAGATATTGCAAAAAATATGATAATAATCAAAAACTCATTATAACAGATTATATATTTAATAGAATAAATTCTGTTATTATAATGTATTGCATCAAAAATAAATATATTGATTTTTCTGATATTGAAACTGAAATGTTATATCATATTTTTAATAATTATGATGATTGGATGAAATTAATGTATAAGAACTATAAATATATAGAATTACTTGATAATAAACAAAAGGATATTTATGAAAAAGAACACGAAACCATACTTAGATAAACCTAATAAGCAAAAAAATGATACTAATGAACAATTGTTATTTGGTAATGGTCAAACATTACAAGAGAAACAAGAAAAAGATAAGAAATATAAAAAAATGAATCTTAATGAATAATTTTTTACATTTTAATATAAAAATATTATAATTATTAAACACTTAAAAAACAGTATAAACAGTTAAAAGAAATAGATAACGGCTTATTAAGTGTGCCAATATCAAAGAAAGAAAAAATGGAGAACGTATTATGAGTAAATGGGTGAATAAAGATAAGTTTGAAGAGTTTAAACAAGAGAGAGAGAATGATAAATCCGCAGATAAAAATAATGTAGATTTTGCAAGAGTATATCCTAATCCAAAAATGGGAACTTTTGATAAACCAAAAGAATATCATTCTCGTTTATTAACTGATCCAGATGGCAATTTTTATAAAAAGTATTATTATCATATGTTTCAATCAGGTGAAAATTGGAATTTTATTATGTGTCCTAAAACACATGATATGAATGAATACTGTCCTTGGTGTCATGCGACACAACTTCTTTATAAAGGATCTGCATCAGATAAGAAAAAAGCCTATCAGTATAAGAGAAAAGAAAAATATGTTGGTAACATTTATGTTATTCGTGATCCAAGAGATGTAGATGAACAAGATAATGATAAGAAATTTGCTAACAAAACATTTCTTTATAATTTTCCACAAACAATTGAAACATTAATTAGAAAAGAAATTACTGATACAGAAAATGGATGGGGATATGATATCTTCGACCCTCAAAATGGCCATAATTTGATTATATCAATTGGTGCAAAGAAGCCTGATAAAAATGGAAAAGTTTGGCCTGATTATTCTCTTACAACTTTTGCTAAAAGATCTTCAAGTATTGCTAAAACAGAAAGTGAAATAGAAGAAATAATGAATACCTGTCAATCAATTGATGATTATATCAATAATTCTATGATGGATGTAGATGAAAACAAAGATCTTCTTAAATCAGAAATGTTATATGATGATGTAGAAGAACAATTTTTAAAATTCATGAAAGTATCTAATAAAGAAGAAGAAACAGAAAAAGTAGAAGTACAACAAACAAATGAACAGTACAATAGTTCAAATGAACAGTACAATAGTTCAAATGAACAGTCCAATATGAGTGATGATGATTTATTGGCCGAACTTGATAGTATGTAAAATATATTAACAATAATTAAATAAAAATAAAGCATATAATTATATGCTTTATTTTTATATTTATAATGGCAAAAAGAAAAACTACAGAAGAGTTTATAGAAGATGCTTATTGCAAACATTATGATACATATAACTATAAACTTGTTGATTATAAAAACAATAAAACTAAAGTAAAGATTATATGTCCTATACATGGTACATTTGAACAAGAAGCAAATTCACATTTACAAGGACATGGTTGTCCTAAATGTGCAGAAATATATATTTACAATAAATTAAAAAAAACAACTGAACAATTTATAGAAGATGCTTATTGCAAACATGGTGATACATATAACTATAAATTAGTTCAATATAAAAATCGTTATGCTAAAGTAAAAATTATATGTTCTATACATGGGATGTTTGAACAAATACCTAAAATTCATTTAAAAGGTTGTGGTTGTCCTAAATGTGTGGATAATGTTAAAAATTCAACACAAGAATTTATAGAAAAAGCACAAGAAATACATGGTGATAAATATAATTATTCTTTAGTACAATATGAAAATAACAATACTAAAATAAAAATAATTTGTCCTGTACATGGTATATTTGAACAAATACCAAGAAATCATACAAGTCTTGAACAAGGATGTCCTAAATGTGCAGGTGTATATGAAAAACAATATTATACTAATAATATACCTGTATATGATACATACACAAAGCAATTAAGCCCTTATGGTGTTTCTTGCAGAAGAAACAAAGAAGATAAAAATATATTAGAGGTTAAATGTATGTATTGTGATAGATGGTATATACCTACATTAAGTTCTGTATATAGTAAAATACGATGTATAAATGGAAAACAATCAGGAGAATCTAATTTATATTGTTCCAATGTATGCAAACAAGCATGTCCTACATATAAACAAATTTTATATCCTAAAGGGTATAAGGATTACAGAACCAATACTTCAAGAGAAGTGCAAGAACCTTTAAGAAAACTTGTTTTAAAAAGAGATAATTATACTTGTCAAAGGTGTGGTGCAACTGATACAATATTACATTGTCATCATTATGAAGGTATAGAAATAAATCCTATTGAATCCGCAGATGCAGATAATTGTATTATTTTATGTAAAGATTGTCATAATAATATACATAAAGCTGATAAATGTGGTATAAATGATTATAAAAGAAAAGAATGCAAATAGAGTAAGGAAAGTAAAATAAAATAAAAACAGTTATATTTAAATAAAACCTGTATCCTTTTATAAAAGGATACAGGTTTTTTAATATCTAATTATCCAATTACAAAAATGTATGTAGTTTAATTACATTTTTATTTTTACAATCTCTTTTTTATCATATATGATGTATATATGATTAAAAAAGAGGAAAATAAAATGAATATTAAAAATGTAATTGGTGTATTTTTGTTATTATTATTGGTTGGTTGTAGTTCATCAAATATTATGGTAACAAATGGGTATAATGAAAACATATTTAAATATAATATAAATGTAATATCTACATTACAGAACAATAATTTAAGAATAGATATTGACAATAGTGATAATATTCGATATACTCTTACTATAATATATGAATACGATTTACAAAATAAGCATTTATCTGTTACAGAGAATATATATACTGGATATATTAAATATAATACTATTTTATATAAATTACCGGTTATTAAAAAATTTAAAAATGAATCAGTGAATATATCCATCATAGATTCAGATACAGGTGATTTAATATATAATTCTCCTGTTTTAAAAATTAAAGGGTATAATAAATAAGAGGTTTGTTATGAAAAAAATGTTAGTAGTATTAAGTTGTTTGATTTTTTCTGGATTTTTTATTAGCACAAGTTCATATGCGTGTGAATCAGGAAATTGTAATCAAGGACAGGCACAAGGACAGGCACAAGGACAGGCACAGATGCAAGGGCAGGCACAAGGACAGATGCAAGGTATTAGTAATTCAGGAAATGCATCTCAAGGGCAGGCACAAGGTATTAGTAATTCAGGAAATGCATCTCAAGGGCAAAGTCAAGGGCAAAGTCAAAGTGTTAGTGATTCAGGAAATTCAGAAGTGTCTTTTAAAGATTCTTTTAATGAAGAAAAGCCTATTAGAAATCTGCCTACACCAACAGATGTTAAATATGGAAATATGCCAACATTATTTGCATCTCCATTAGGTAATAAAGGTTCTAATTTCATTCCAGCAGTCAATATTATTGATCTTGTAAGAACATGGAATGTAATGGAAACTACAGATAGTGATTTTAATGTAGATGATGTTGATATTGATATAACCATGGTTGGAAAACCTATTGATAACGATGTAAATAAAGTATTATTTTGTATTCAAGGTAGTGATATTGAAAAAGAATTGAAAAGTAAAGGCAATAAGCCAATTGCTTTAGGGACTATTGATACAGATGATGTTGATGTTAATTCTCCTGAATTATTTATGGCTTTAGTAAAAGAAGCAAAAGTATTAGGTGCTCATAATGTTGTTTTGATGAGTGAAGGTGTAAAACTTGAACTTGTTTCAAATGGTTGGGGTATTGGTGCTTCATATAATTATGCAACAGTTAATTCCGATGCCGATGGAGCAGGTTCAGTCGGTGCAGGTGGCACCGGATATTCTCAAGGAAAAGCCAGTTATAATAAGAAACCATTTCTAACATTTGCATTTATTCAATAAAAACAGTAGTCAATATAAAAATATATCTATGGGTGTATTTTTATATTGACATTGTATTATTATTAGTGTTATAGTGATTTCATTATAAAAATAAACAAAGGGGTATATTATGTTGGGATGTAATCACAAGGCAATAATTGTTGATAAGAAAGTTGATAGTATAACATCAACAAAATTTGAACATGTATGTAAATTAAATAGATACAATAATAATAAAATAGATTATATAGTTATTAAAATTGATATGGATAATTATACAAGATATCAACATGGTGTACAATTATATTATGAAAAAGAAAAAGGATTCTATAATTACTAATAGAATGAAATATATTGGTTTTTTGATATATAGTGATATTAAAACTATTATTAGTAAAAAATATACAAAAAAAGAAATAGATGATTTTTTTAATATATATCAAAAAGAAATTTCAAAGGTATATACTCCTATTAAACTTTAAATAAAGGTAACAGAAATGGCTCGTAGATATGGAAACAAAGTAAAAACTCAGAAAAAATGGAAGAAAATTGCAAAGATGAATATTAATGAAGTTTCAGATTTTATGAAACATCTTGAAAAAGAAAATCAAGTGTTTTCTAAGGTTTATAATCATTCATTGATTCATTTAACAAACCTTCAAGAAAATGGTAAGGTATTATATAAATGAAAAAGAAATTTTTCATCTTAACATTGATTATTGTATTTGTTTTATCTTTAGATGCCTTTGTGGTTAATCATAAAAATAAACCTTTAAATAATGATGTTTGTTTATCTTTATCAAATATAGCTTATGATTGTTATATAGATGGGTTTAATAAAATAAAAACAAATAATACTGTAGATGATAATGGGTTTTGTGAATATTTTCATGTAAAAGGTTATATTGATGGAATTAGTGATTTTAAATTAACTGAAAAAAAAATTAAACAAGATGTATATAAAAAATGTCTTTATATACAAAAACAACAAAACAACAAAATAGAGGAAACAAAATGAATGATTATGAATTTACACTTACACAACAAGATATTGATACAATTTATGATGCTCTTTGTGAATCAGTAGATGAGAATAATGTTACAAATTCTGTATTGGCAGATGTTTTTATGATTTTATCAAAACTTAATACTCCTGTTGCACTAACACCGGATAAAGATGTAGATAATGTTGAATGTTGTTGTGAAACAAATGGATTATCAGATAGAATTTCCTGTATCATTGATGATATTGGTGATGCATTAGATGAATTTGATAAGGATGAGTTTGATGATGAATTTGTTGATGTAGAAAAAGAGGATAATATCTGGAGTACATGTAAAGTAAATGAGGATGATATATGGAACACTAATATCAGGGTATAAATGTTGAATATTTGAATAAAGTCTTTTATTCAAATAAATAAAAATAAATATTGACTTTTTTAGGTTTTGATGTATAATAACATCAAAACCTATTTTTAATTATGGAGATTAAAATGAAAGAAACCTGTTTTCCAGTATTATATAAAAAAGCAAAAAATAACAAAACATCAAAATGGTGTATTTCTGTTGAAATTGATAAAAATGATATTCCTGTTATTATTAGGAAGTCGGGTTTTATAGGATATAAAGAACGAGTTAATAACAGGTATATTAAAAAAGGAACCAATATCGGCAGAAGTAATGAAAAAACACCTTATGAAAATGCATTGTTTATTGCTGAAAACTTTTGGAAAGATCATATTAAAGATAATTGGATTGATGATATTGATAAAATTGATGAAGAACCATTATATCTTAAACCTATGTTGGCAAAAACATTTAAACCTGAAAAATGCAATGATTGGTCAAATATTATTGTTCAACCTAAATATAATGGTATAAGAGCAATTTCTTATCTTCATAGAGGTGATGAAAGATTGTTATCTCGTGAATGTAAAGAACATGTTGTAATGAATCATATTAAAAAAGAGTTTGATATTTTTAATAATCTAAGTCCTGATGGTGAATTATATAAACACGATTTAACATTTCAAGAAATTGTAAGACGTGTTAAAAAATACAGAGAAGGATTAACAGAAGAAATTGAATACTGGGTTTATGATCTTGCTATTCCTGATAAAACCTTTTCTGAACGCTATAGTATGTTGAAAAAAATAGTTAATAATAACAGTATTATTAAACTTGTTCCTGTTTATAATGTTGATTCTTATGAAGAATTTAAAAAATATCATGATCAATTTGTTTCAGAAGGTTTTGAAGGTATTATTGTAAGAGATAAAACATCATATTATCAGTTTAATGATAGACCAAAATGTTTGCAAAAATATAAAGAATTCTTCGATAATGAATTTGAAGTTATTGGATATAAAAAAGAAGAATGGGATGATAATGGAACCATCAAAAACCTTGTTATATGGGTTTGTAAAACAGATAATGATGAAACCTTTGATGTAAGACCTAAAGGATCATTTCTTGTAAGAGAACAACAGTATAATGATGTAGAACAATATATGAATAAAATGCTTACAGTAAGATATCAAGAAAAATCTGAAAATGGAACACCTATTTTTGGAGTAGGAATTGAATTTAGAGATTATGAATAATATAAGTATAACTATATAAATAATATAGAGGATATTATGAAAAATGATATTAAACAGCATAAAGATTATGATATTGATGATTGGATTTCTCATTTTGAAAATAAGGAAAGTAAAACTGATATAGATGTTAAAGAAACAAAAAATACTTTGCATCTTCTTAAACGAATTAAAAAAAATGGTGATTTAATCAATCCTAAAGTGTATATGTATTTAAAACTTATGAATGATGCTTTAACGCATACATTTAATAAATGGGAATATATCTTAATAAAACAAACAGAATCTATAATTATATATAATGAAATGGTATATATAGAATTATATGAAGATAATGATAATATTTGTTGTTCTATAGGGTTCAGTCATACTATAAAACCATATATATCTTCTTATATTGCAATTATTTTGAATGATATGTTTGATTCAAGAATAAATATTATAGAATCTGTATTTATGATAAATGTTCTTGATAATACATTTATTTGGGGCACAGATGAGATTAAAAAATATAATAATATTGTAAAAGGATATGTAAAGGTAAAACCATTTATTATTCATAATACTGTAGATGACAATGGTAATGTTGTAAAAGGGAATTGTTAGAAATGACAAAAAGAAAAACAACTGAACAATTTATCATTGATGCAAAGAAAATACATGGTGATAAATATAATTATAAACTTGTTGAATATAAGAATACAAAAACTAAAATAAAAATCATATGTCCTGTACATGGAATGTTTAAACAAATACCAAATTCTCATTTGAAAGGAAATGGATGTTTTAAATGCTCAGGTAAAATTAAAAAATCAACTGAACAATTTATCATTGATGCCAGAAAAGTACATAGTGATAAGTACAATTATTCTTTAGTACAATATAAAAACTGTAATACTAAAGTAAAAATTATATGTCCTGTACATGGAATGTTTAAACAAATACCAAGTTCTCATTTAAGAGGACAGGGATGCCTTAAATGTGGTGTTATTAAAAGATCAAATAAGAAAAGAAAAACAACTGAACAATTTATCATTGATGCCAGAAAAGTACATAATGATAAGTACAATTATTCTTTAGTACAATATAAAAACAATAAAGATAAAGTAAAAATTATATGTACTGTACATGGTATTTTTGAACAAAGACCAGGTCATCATTTACAAGGACAGGGATGCCTTAAATGTGGTGTTATTAAAAGATCAAATAATAAAACAAAATCAACTGAACAATTTATCATTGATGCAAAGAAAGTTCATGGTGATAAGTACAATTATTCTTTAGTACAATATAAAAACAATAAAGATAAAGTAAAAATTATATGTCCTGTACATGGTATTTTTGAACAAAGATCATCTAATCATATACATCTTAAATATGGTTGTCCTAAATGTGCAGGTTTATATGAAAAAAAATATTCAAGTAATGATATACCTTTATATGATACATACATAAAACAATTAAGTCCTTATGGTATTGCTTGCAAAAGAAATATAGAAGACAATAATATCCTTGAAGTAAAATGCATGTATTGTGATTCATGGTATATACCTTCTTTGAAATCTGTAGTAAGTAAAATAAAATGTATAAATGGAAAAGGATCGGGGGAATGTAATTTATATTGTTCTGATACATGCAAACAAGCATGCCCTACATATAAACAAATATTATACCCTAAAGGGTATAAGACTAATACTTCAAGGGAAGTACAACCTGCATTAAGGAAAATAGTTTTAAAGAGGGATAATTATAC